GGTTAGTGAATCACCACCGAAAAACACCTGTGTAGCATTAAGCCAAGGGTACGTCGTGCCGGAGACGTTGGATAGATTTTGTGCGACATATACAGAAATACTACCAACACTTTGCCTTATTTTCGTCGTCGCCAGATTATTTACCTTTGGCCCATTAGCTGTCTCGCTAATAAATGGGTTCGCCGAACTCCCGAAGTATCGGATAGCCCGACCAGAAGGGACTCGCATCGTGCAGGTGCTACTCGGGACCTTAATGTAAAAAGTGGTCCACGCATTAGCCGCCATCGCGTAGCTCGTGGCCTCATTAAGCGTGCCAGCTGCGTCCGTGTAAAACTTACCAGCTCCGTCGATGGTCGCAGTCTGGGCAATGTCCGAGAATAGTCTCATCGTCAGCACGCCCGCACCCGTGCCCGTATAGGAGAGCGGAATCGCCAGCTCTGCCGCACCAGCCTGCAACTGATACGCAGCCTCGTCGATACGCGCGTCCAGCTTTTGCAGCGCGCCGATAACCGTATCAGACGCCGAGATTATCGTGCTGTCCGCAATGGCGTAGCCAGTGAGCACCGACGCCCGCACGTCCGTCGCAAGGTCGCGCCAAGTCTTCGTCCCAGCCAAAAATTGCGACACAGTCCCCGAGGCGATGGCAGGCTCACGCGAAGTATCGACCGGGTGCCGGTGGTCCTCTCGGGCGTAGGGCGCAGCGGTACCAGGTGCCGCCGTGCCGGCCTGGAGCGGGTTGGCGGTCGAGGCGGTGTTGGCGGTGGCGCCGGCGGCGATGCCGGCGAGCTTGCTTTTCTCGTCGGTGGTGTAGTCCTCGGTGGACAGCCCCTTCCCGGCGCTGAGCGGCTGGTATTTTGAGGCGGCATCCGCGCGGTCGCCATGCGGATCGGCCGCGCCGACGTGCGCGACGATAGCCGCAGCAGCCGCACCGCCAGATTCCTTGCCGTTCCACGTACTCTTTTCAGTGTCGCTAACAAACCTGTGCGCTGAATCCTGCGTGATATTTGCCGGGTTAGACGCAGAGATGTACACCGCATCAAGCGCATCCTGTGTGGCGTCGCTTATCGGCTTGTCTGCATCACTGGTATTGTCTGCGTTGCCTAAACCCACCTGCGCCTTCGTTACCTCATGTGGGTTAAAGTGGTCGCCAACGTGGTTGTTGAAGTCCGTGAGACTAGCCTTGCTAGCAAGCGCCAATGCCTGCGCCGTGCTTACCGGCTTCTGCATGTCCGTCGTATTCTCCGCGAAGCCAAGCCCCACCTGATTCTTTGTAACGGAGTGCGGGTTGTCCGTGTTCGATTCGTGCGCGGCTAGGTCGCCGGCTACACCAGCAGCATAATCCGCAACGTCTCCAACTAAGTCGCGAATATCAGCGTGCGCCAATGAGCTCACATCGTGCGCAGCTACCTTAGCGTCAGCACCGGCAGGCGTCTCAAAGTCACTGGCACCAACGCCAGCGTCCTTGATGATCTTACCTGTAGCGCCAGAGAACGCCGCAAAATGGTCAGCAGTAGCACCGGAAGGCCCCGTCACGTCGCCCGATACCGTCTTCGTCACCCACGATGGCTTTCCGAGATGCACCCCTAGGAGCTGGCCTTCCGTGCCAATCTCCCGCCGTTCTAGGCCATCTAGCCCTCGCACGATAAAGTCGCCAACGTCCTGCGTCGGGTCTTGCACCGTCGTCGCAAACAAGGCGTCAATCTCCGTCTTCGTGTAATACTCGGAAGGAGGCACCGGCGGGACCGTGCCACTCTGTGTCCCATCGTCGTAGATGCGCAGCCAGCCGCCACCCGTCGTAATCACTTCGCCATCTTCCGTCAGAATCTTAATCGCCAGCCAGAACTTGCCAACGTGCCGACTCGTCATCTCCTGCATCGTACTGGACGCAGGAACCGCAATCGTGAACTGTTGGTCTGTCCGCGCACGCCAGTCGTCGATCTCGATTACTGGCTCAATGTCCGTCGAATCCACCTCAACGGGAGGCATGAGCGGAGCAAGCGAACTATCGGGAGCCGCATAAAGGTTGGCCGATACCAGCGCGGCATTGTTCAGATTGACGACAGCGCCAGCCGCATCGAACACCGCGCAATGAAACTCAAGATCGTTACCACGCCAGCATTGCGGGTCTTCGCCACTCGCCGCGTCAAGAAGTGTGACGGACGGACGATTGCCAACTCCAAGCGCAACCCAAATGGGAACAGGCGTCATAACGTAATTTTGCTATTTGTTTAGGTAGAGAAGACAAGCACGCTGATATTGGTCCCGTCCTGCGGGTTGCCGTCGCCACGGTCGAAGTTCACCACGCGCAGTTCGCTAACGGATTTGATACTGGAAACGCCAGGGCATGAGCCGCAAAGATGATTATCATCACCCTCGTAATGCGCTGCGCCGTCGTCGCCACCAACTGCGCCAGACCATGCGTAGCCAACGGTTGCCATTGGGGAGAGGAACTTGATCGTATATACGCCAGCCGCAGTTTTGATTACGCTGTCGATATTGAAAGAGTCGTTTACAACACAAGCACCGGCAGCACCGCGTCCCTTGAAGTTAACCCATGCCTTAGCCGTACCGGGTCCACCGTTAGCGCCGTATTCCTGCCACCAGCTAGTTTCCGTTACCGCGTGCGCGATGTTGGTGTTCTGCTTGCTGATGTAGAGCTTGCCGCCAGATGAACAGAATTGATACTGATGGTAGGTGGTAGCCGTATTCCATTCCGGGACGCCAGCCTGTAGCAAGTAGCACAACTGGTAGGAGAGATTGAACAGGACGCTGTTCATGTCCTCCATTGCCGGCGACTTAGTATCAGACTTGATTGCGCCTACCCACCCTTGCGCCCATGCGTTGTAGCTCTGAATGGTCTCCGGGTTCGAGCTGTAAATCTTCGCGCCAGTCTTATCACTACCGAAGATACCAGTGATACCCGTAGGAGACGACGTAGCATTGCTGGCAAAGAGCTTGTGATAGTAGCGGGTGAAACGATTGTCGGCCATTGTATTTCTCCTATTACTTAACTATCCATCATAAAACCGTAGGCATGGACCCGGATGTAACAATTAACAAATGGGTTCTGGATGTATATACTGTCAAGATGTGGATAATTATCGGCATAACCATCTAATGTTTCGTTGCCATATGTTCCAACATGGTTCGCCAATAATGTAGTTAAGTTGGCGACCGTTGGCGCATCATTTGTCGTTCCGCGTTGTAAAGAAATAGCGGTTCGCGTCCCATATGCCCCAGCGACTAGCTTCATCCCAACATAGGTGCAATTTACGCCAGATGGGACGGCAATGTTCCCATCCAGGCCCCCATTAGTGTCCTGTATAACTCCATTCTTATAAAGAACAAACCCCAAATTGCTAGAAAACGCATTTGAAGATGCACCCGAAACGGTATTGGTGGCAGTCCCAATACCATAGAAGTATTGGCCTGTAGTGTTTACAAGACTCGTCCCATAACTACGTAGCCCGACCAGTAATCCGAGATATGGAGACGCCAGACTGATACTATCACTCTGCGCCGACGTAAGCGCATTATTCTTGTCGTCCGTCTTGCAGAACGAGAGCATGAACCCGACTCGCATATTCAGCGCCGCCGAAGCAATGCCAAGCTTACGGCAATGCGCCTGCCCAGGTCCGACGAGAAGGGCTTCGTCGCCTCCAGTGATTTGATAAAACTCGGATGCCATGTTATTTTATGTCGTACTGTCAGGTTGTTGCCGCTTACGGATTGAATGTAAAGTTTGTCCCTTCGAGGAAGTATAGCCCACTTGCCACCATGTCGCCCGCCGTGCCCACAGGGTAGCTTGCAAACTCTTCAACGTCAGCCAGTGCAGGGAAGCGAACGCAGACGCCTTCAAGGATGCGCGCAGGAGAAAGAGCGGACGTTGGCCGTAGCGATAGCACGCTCTCCGCAGAGCCTACCGGCACGCCCTCAATCATGTCAACGCCCATGGTTAGGTAGCTCCAGTTGTTGCCACAGGACGTAGGCTCAAACAGGTTCTCTTGCTCAACTAGCGGAGCAATTGGACGCCCCTCGAAATCATCATCATCCACCAGCACGTATTGCTTGGGAATCATCATCACGCCGTTCACCGTAGGCACCACCTTAATGTCCATCGACACGCCCATGGGACGCGGCAAATAAGCCTGTAGCGCCTCCACCGTAAACGGAGCCGAGTCCGCCACGTAGTAGGTGAGCGTCATGTCCTCGTTGTCTAGGCACACGATCTTATTGCCAAAGAACTCATTCAGATAGGCAACGATGCCAGCATAAGAGCCGTCCGCCGTGTTAATGGCGATACGCATCTTGATGAACAAGCCCATCTCCGTGTCCGTCAGGTCACGCTTGTTTTGCAGGCTGCTGGCATATGTGTAGAAGAAGTTCCCCGCGTTCTGCGAGCTATCTTCCCACGAAGCGAAGCCATGCGTATAAAGCGCCGGGTCTTCTTCCCAACTGTAGAAGTTGAAATAGGGCTTGTCGTCGATCACAGCCACCGGAATTGTCCGCGCTGCACCAACGTACTTCGCCACCACGTTCATCTGCCGACCAATCGCCGTATCGACGTTGTAGGCATTCGCCACGTCCAGGATAATGTTATCGCCCATCACCTGCCGCGTGAAAGCCTTAATCGTGTCGCGGGCACGGTCCTTGTCCCGATATTGCTGAATCAGCAAGTCGGCGTAGTATTCCAGTGCCTCCGCGATGGTATCATTAGCTGCCATAAGCGCCATTGATTCTGATACGTGTTGAAGCTAAAACAAAGCGGTCTTTCTTCGTGGTCGGGTAAACAATGTCGTCCCAATCTGTCCCATTGGTGCCTACGCCCTCGTCCGTTACCACCAGCGTCGGGTCCACCCACTTAATGAGGGAAACGATGTACGTCACCTCGGCAGGCTCGTAAATGCCATAGGAGAGCCGTGCAAGAAGCTGCTGGCGGATGTAGTCGGCATCGGCCGTCGCTCCGCCGTAAATCGTGCTAATCGTCAGGTCAATGTACAGGTCTTCTGCTTCGGAGCGGTCGAACTTAACAATAGCCTGCAAGCCGTTCACCTGCGTGATGGCTACCTCCTCATCCCCCTTCATGCCTACGCCCGCGTTTCGCTTCACGTAGATGCTATTGCCAACGTCCTGATCTGCTCCTCCGTCCACGATGCACCAGATGCCATGCGCCGGCACGCCGTCCACGTCATCTGCGTTCGTGATGTTCTCGTAAACAATGGCGTCCGTCACGCCTTCCGTGTTCAGCAAGCCTGCCGTCATGCCGGCTAAGAAGCCGTTGGAAGGGAGCGAGACGCTACGTTGCCGCCGCGAACGCAGGGAATCGTCGCTCTCCTTGTCGCGCCCCACCGTAAAAGCCGCCGCCGCATTCGTCACCGAAACAACGCCGGCAATCACGGACTGCATACTTGTGATGGTGTTAGGCGCAGGATTGTTAGCGCCAGCCTCCGCACTCCGAAACTCCACCGTATGCGCCCCGGTGGTGAACGTATCGCCTTCCACGAGGTAATACTTCGTGCCGGCACTGTCAGCAATCGTGAAGGCCGTTGCTTCGCTGGTATCTAGGCCAATTAGCGCCACGGTACGGTCCACCGTGATCGTGATCATCACGCTGGTGTAGGTGGCCCCAAGGCGGAAGACGCCGTTAATGGCGCACCGTTGATCGAGGATACTTCCCACCGCAAGGTCCGGGTCCATTGCCGCGTTCACCTGCGCCACCAACTCCAGGTTGTCCACCGCCACCTGTGCCAGCACACCTACCAACTGCCCATCCGGCGAATTGCTATCTACGTTAATGTCGTTCCCGTAGATGGACTTCAACCCAGCCGTCTCAGCGTCACCGTTTACGATTAAGTCAATGACTTCCTGCTTTGTCTTAATCGTTAGTCCGTCTTCGTTTAGTACGTTAGGCATACGCTATATTGTTATAGAACCCTCAACCGACTCGCTGTAAAGTGTATCAATCTTGTATGTAATGGTAAGCGTGCGCTCCTCTAGGTTGCGCACCACCTGCATATCTGTCAGCGCCGTCACGCCTTCGCTCTCTACAATCACGCGCCGGATGGACATAGCGATCTTGTTCACGTCCTTGCTTCCGAGAAGATTCCACCAATCGACGCCCATCTCCACGTCAAAGAAGCAGTCGTTCAAGTAGCAGCGCAGGCGTGTCGTGATGTTGAGCTTGATGGCCTCCGTCTCAACAAGGTAATCCTGGTAGCCATGTCCGAACCGCCAATCGCCAGCATTGGTTGTTGCAAGGTCACTTTCAATGGCGCGAATAATCATTTGAGGAGAGTGGCTAGGAGCGTTTCAACTGCCGTTATAGCCGTTACGGTGTCCGTGCTAGGAGTGTCGCCGCGCGTGTCCTTGAAAGCCTTCAGTGCCGCCGTAAGCGCCAGTAGAATAGCCTTGAGCGACGTAGTGCTGTTCTTGAAGTCGATGCGCGTGCCGTCCTGTCCGATTAACGTGTTGCTGTAGGACCATTCCGTTGCGGTCGTGGAGTAGCTGCTAAGAGCCGCCGTCTGCGGATTAAAGCCTACTAGCACCAGCCCATCGTTAATGTCGTGCATCCGGTAGCTATTGGGAACATGTGAGTTGCCGCTAACATACCAGTTGTCAATGTCCCGGTCGCTGAAAAATAGTATGCAACTGTCGTTTTTCCTGATGGGGAACGTCAGCCTTGCGCCACCACCCTGCGCCACCCACACCGGGCAATCTTGAAGCAGCGGGTAATCCAGTTCCTTGCCGCCCAATGAAATCTTCCCGATGATCTCTACCGTCGCCGTCTGCTTCGTTGCGTCAAATGAATTGATGCGTCCTAGCTTGTGGCAGTTGAGATTAGCGAGGAGGCCCTGCGCATGTTGGTCGAGGACGCCAAGCAGCCCCTTCGGTATCGGACTATAAAGTAGGTTGGTATCGCTCATCGGATGCCGTTCTTTATTTGATATTCCCGTAGCGGAGACGTACCCGTGAAGACGTGCATGGTCGTCTTACAGTCGCCCGATACCGCCTCGGAGATGGTGCCGCTATGCCTAAAACCCGTCACCTTGTAGGTCCCGTTGATGTAGCGATTGATCGTACTTTCGAGTCGTATTACCTGCCCAACACGGATGCGCGGTTCAAAGATCATCTCGGCCTCAATGTATTCCCTGTACTTGCGCGGAGCACTGATTAAGCCCGTCTCGGAATTAACGAGAGCCAGTTCACCCTCTATCGCATCGTAGTCGTTTAGCGCATAGATGGTTTCGCAGTCAATGAAGCAGCGCCCATTGGTGAGTTTCCTTAGCTCCTGCCAAGGGCTCCCAGAGATGGAAAGCCCGCGCTTGTACACCTTGTCGAATGACGCCGGGACAATGCCACTCCACGTTGAAAGAGGGACCTGCGTCGCCAAGCCGTTGATTACGTCCGACTGCGACTTGCTGATGCCAAACGCCTGATTCACGAAGCCAGCAATCGTAGCGATGCCACCGTCATTGCAAATGATCTCCGTGATAATGTCCGTCCCGTTCTTGTAGCTATCCGCCGATAGAATGTTACCTTGGAAGACAATCGGCATGTTGCCATCGTACCCTGCACGCAAGATCAACTGGCGATAAAGCGTGAGGTCGGCGCGGTCCTTATAGAACTTGTCTCGCGTCTCTGGTCCGAGGTTATACACCTTGAACGTAGCCGTGTTCACTTGGCTTAACACGTTCCTGTTGATGTCAAACTCCAGCGTGTAAGGGGACGCTACCACCGCGTATTCGCTCTGCGTAAAGCCCTTGTCCGCACTTACGGGACGCCCGAGAACGTCGTAGCTATAAGGCGAGAGCTGGACCGTGAGCTGGAATTTGCGGTTTAGCTTCATTGCTGCAAGAACACCTGGTTGATCTCGTCAATCTCTTCCGCGTTGAGAATGAAGAATGCCGCACGCCCAGTAGAGAAGTCGTCGATGTATATCGGGTCACGCCCACCGTCCACTTGGCACGCCATGCCCCATCCAAGCACGTACTCCCAGCAACGCAGCATGTTCAGTGACGACACGACGCGAATCTTCTTCACGGTATGTCCTTCGCTCTCAATGTCCATGAACCACCCTTTCTGCATGGCGCTATACTCCATGCGGAACTTCACGCGCCCGTAGTCGGGAATACGCACAAAGAACTCCTGCCGCGCTGCGTTGGTGATACTTGGGATTAGGTTCATGGCGTAGGTGTTTTGGCCGCAGCCCAACGGGTAAACGCAAGAATCGTCTTCGTGAAAGCCTTCACCGGCTTTGTTACTATCTTTGATGTTTGCGGTGTTGCCGCAGGACTTGCTGCGTTAGTGTTTACGCTAGAAGGCTTAGGCTTAGGGACATCCACCGGCTGCTGGGTTCCGGTTGTCGCTGTTGCCGCCACTTGGTCCGCTGCGCGTCCTGCCGCCTTCATCACCATTACATCCTTCGCTGTCCTGATCTGCTTGAAGGTAAGCGTGAAGTCCGAAGCGAAGCGAGTATCGGCAGCCTGATTAACATGGATGCGCTCAATCGCCATCTTGTCGAAGATGCCCCACGGAGTTTCTACCGTGAATAGCATCTTGCTGCGCCACGAAGTATAGAAGAAGCGGAAGATGTATTCCTGCTTGCTCTGATTCGTCGGGCGTGAAACCTTCTGCCTAAATACAGAGTATATCGACCCAACCTTAGCGCTGTTTATAGCGGCGTTCTTCTGAACCTCAATCTTATTATAAAGGTCTGATACGTTCTTTATAATAGATGTATACATTGCGTTGTTACCGCCGGTCCCATTCTTGCCTAAAGACGGGTCTGCCGCCATTTTGTCGGGAACATTGGCCATTGACAGCGCGACCGAACGCTGCGTCGCCGTCGGCATCATGGACTCTATCTCGCCAACAAGCCCACGCACCGTAACGCGCACGGCGTCCAGCGCAATGTGGTCCTGCATTGCCACGTTGTTCTCCGTGTAGTGGTCCGTAATCTGCGAAGAAAGATCAACCGTGTCGTCCGTAACGATGTTGAAGATAAACCCGCCGATACCCTTCGGAGCCTCTTCTGGCACGATGTACGCCGCATCCTTGGCGATTGGAAGCAACTCTTGCCCGCTACTGGTGTCGTACCTTGTACTTGCCGCCGTTTGGATAAATTCGTCAGTGGCCATATTAGTGTGGCGTCGCCGGCATTTGATAGGTGGCCTGCCTCAGCGCAATCTCGTCAATGACACGAATGGCATCACCACCACCGTATATCTCGAACGTGTTGTTGATCGTATTCCCGCCGCTGTTGGTAATGCGGTTGGCGTTCGTGGTCGATTTGTCTATGGCACCAGCGCCGATTTGACCAATAATGGAAGCAGATGAAGCCGGAGAGCCTTCTGGCAACGGTGACCCTTCCGCGCTGTAATTCTTATTCAGAAGCTCCATGAAGCGCATAGCTGCGCTCAATGGATTTCCAGTTAGCGCCTTTATTGCTGATTGTGCATAGTCGTACTTCGTAGCTGCTTCCTGTGTTCCAATCCCGAACATCTTCTTCGTGACAGGATTCGCTTCAGCCTTGTCAATGAGCTTTAGCATCAGGTCCAGCATGTTGATGATGGCAGTAAACACCGTCACCAGCTTGTCTCCGGACTTGCTCATCAGCTTGTCGCCAAACTGTCCCATAAGGTAGAGTAGCTTATTCCATGCTTCCGCTGAACGGAGCGTCTGGTTGTACTCTTCCACCGTTAGCGTAAAAGCCTTCGGAATCTTCAAGTCCTTGCCTCCAGCGAGCCACGCAAGGAAGTTGTCGGAAGCACCTAGCTGGCTGGCGAACATCCGAAAGATATTCGGGTCGATCTTATCGCTTCCGCTACGGAGCTTCTTAATTGTCGTCTCAATGCTCTCACGCGGGCTTAATCCCAACGTGCTAAATGGCGTCGAATTACCGCCAGCCGTCAAAGCAGCCTGTGCGCTAACGATGGCCTTTACGTTAGCGAACATCTCCTTCTCTGTTAAGCCAAACGCTGCGCCACTAAAGCCGATGTCCTTTAGCGTAGTGCGGTCAATGCCCGTGTTGAGCATCATGTTACGTACTGTCTGAGCACTGTCCGCCGCGTGCTCGAACATCTTGCTGAAAGCTGCATAGGCCGCCGTCACCGCCGCTGCGGTTATCAGGGCACCCTTGCGCAAATCCTTCATCTGCTGCACGGCTTCACCGGCACGCTTCTCGCGGTTCTTCTGTTCCTCGCGCTCCTTGTCTTCCTTGTCCAGTAGCTTTGCGGACTCTTCCTTGAGTGCCTCTTTCTTTCGCTTCTCGTCTAGGTCAGCAAGAAAACGAAGCCCGCGATTGTTTAGCGCAACTCTCTTCTTCTTGGCGTCTTCTTTCGCCTGCTCATCCTTAGCCGCCAGAATACGGAGTTGCTTATCCTTCGCCTCGGCAGCCTTCTTGATCTTAGCCATCTCGGCTTCGGCACGTTTAGCAGCAGATACCGGCCCTTGTTCAAGCGACGCAATCTTCTTGGAGGTGATACCTTCCCAAAGCTTATTGATCTCCTTCAGCCGCGCTTGCAGCTTGTCCAGCTTGTCGTATTCTACCTTAAACCCAATTCCGACTGTAAGACTGTCGATTTGCATGTGCTAGCGTGGTGGCTTGTCGTCTTGGCTTTTGTTTAGGTGGAACACGGCACGATCAAAATCGCCCTTGAACCGCTCATAGTCGAGCATCGCAACAACGTAATCACAACGTTGCTGCATGATCTCCTCAACGGTGCCGTATCCGGCTGCGGCTAGTCTTACGCAGGCGAATAAGGCGTCGTCCATTTTTATCTCCACTGCTGGCGTCTTCCCAGTGGCCTCAACCCTACCCTTGACTAAGAGTTGAGGCCCTTGGTGAAAACCTCTAGGTTTCTCGTGATAACTTCGAGGGCGACCAGGATGTAGTCGGCCCGTGCATTTTCTGCCTCAAATGTGTCTCTCGTAATCTTCACGCCATTGAGCACGCAGCCGTTGAAGCAAGCGAAGAGTGCATCCCGCACGTCCCGGTTGCTTACCAGCGTCATCGAGCCAAGCGAGGAGTCTGCCGGCGAACCAGCGGACGCCTTCGATACGGCCTGCATAAGCGCCATGCCAGCCTCAAATGAGGCAAGCTTAATGAGCAGCTTGCTTCCTGTGCTTAATGTGATCTCTGCGTTTTCGGTTGCCATATGGGTGTGTGGTGGTGTTGGATTACGTGAAGACTTACAGGAGAACGCGCTCGACGTTGCCGAACTTGAACGTGTAGGTGGTCACGTTCTGCTGCTCGTCGCCATCGGCACTGTATTTCACTTCCGGCTGCTTGGAAATGACGCCCTGCGTAAGAATGTAGGTGTCCTTGGTATTCTTACCAGCAATGCCGTGGCTGATAACTTTGGTAAACACGCCTTGGACAAGGGTAGTACCAACGGGAATATCTTTTCCCACCAGCAGGAATGCATTGATGGCCTTGTCATCATTCGAGCCACGAAGGACGCGAAGGACAAGTTCAGCTTGACGGCCAGCCTCATTGCGCGAGACGAGAACGTTGCCGTTCTTGCCCGTCTTCACGTTGAAGAGGTCGTTGGTGTAAGTGAGCGTAGCGACGTCGCCATCCGGTGTGTCCGTGATGGTCAGGCCGTTGAGGATGATCGTATCGTAAGCAGTAGCAGCGACGGAAAACATGGCTGGTGATTATTTGTTGATATTGATGATTGCGTTGATCTTGTGGACAGCGCCAGCGTACTTGACGGCAACCTGCGCAGTCGGAGCAATGCGTTCCTCGCGGTCGGCCTGACTCTGTTCAGCCACCGGCGAAGTATAGATGTAGTAGCCCTTGCTCTCGATGTTACGGCGGAGGTCATCGGGATTGCCGAACGTTTCCGCACTAGTCCAAGAGCCGGGAGCAATAAATCCGTTCGATACCGCCTGCTGGCACACTTGAGCCGCTGAGTTGCGGATGGTCTCCATGCCCGCCTCAGTCTGCGGAATCTTGGTGCCCACCGTCGCCAGCGTGTTAAAGAGCGCCACTTCCTGGGCGAACTTGAACCAGTTCAGATTGTACACGTCATCGAAGAAGCCATTCGCGCCAGTGCTGAACACTTTCGGGAGGCCCTTAACGACAGGGTAGCAATCGGCACCCACCGCGATGCACTTGTTAAGCAAGGTCTGGTCGATACCCGTGTCACCTTCAACGCCAACCAGGTCTTTGCAGTGCATGGTGCGCGTGGTGAGCGAAGCCGAGAAGTCGGTGGACATAGCCGCTCCAGCATAGGCCGCAGCCGCCAGACGTGCATCAGTGGCACCGAGCGTATGGAAGAATGGGCGCGTGTAAGTGTAATTCGAGGTGTGGTTGATGTAAATCCAACCAAGTGCCACGAGAGCGTCATCATCATTCTCGCCAATGAAGAGGAGCTTGCTGTTGGCCTGCGCTACGGCAGAGGCCGCATTAGCCTCGCCAGAACCAAGGGCGAAACCAGCGACCACGCCACCAAAGTAAGGAGCCAGCCCGAGAGCAGCCGTAATGGCCTGCGTCAGCGTTACGCCCGTAGAAGCAATCGGGTAAACGATGAAGCTACCACCACCCGTAAGGATGTTAGGAGACTGCGAGAACACCGCCAGCGCAGCCTCGTAGGTTTCCGACGTGGTGCCGAACGCCGTGCCAACCGCAGAGGGCGACAGGTACACCGCATAGTCGTCGTCAAGAGCGGAAAGCGGAGCCTCCTTCGTGACGTAGAGAAGGTTATTGACGCGATAGTTCCCTAGTCCGGCAGGCGGAGTGGAAACGGAAACGTTGACGAAATTGGTAATGTCGATGTTGGACATGTTAGCGGTTGCTATTGGTTATTGGTAACTTCTGTTGGATTGAACGTTGAGTAGTAATCGACAGGCTTTGTCTTGTCGTATGCGCGAAGGACGCTCATTCGTAAAGCATAGCGATTAAGCCTTGCCGTCCCTTCGATTGCGCTAACGTCGATGAAGCTTGTAGTGATAGGCGGTATCTGGAAGCCGTATTTCTCTTGCAGCTGTATTGACCTGGTGCCGCGCAGTGCAAAGAGCACCTCGTGCTTGCGTCTTAGCGCCTCTTGCGTCCGCGAGAACACGTCGATCTGGTAGCTCTCCTTGATGCAAGATGATTGATATTCCATCTCTTGCCCAGTGGTGGAATGTCTGTAGTATTTGACATTATTGGCGAACACCTTGCTGGTGAGGAATTGCAGCGTGATGAACATGTCATCCGTCTGTTGCAGGATACGGCGCTGGTTATAGAGCGCACAACGGCCCTCTGGCATGTCCAGTTCCGTACTAATCAAATCCATCAGCAGGTTGATCGTATCAAAGGCCATTGTATTCCTTGTAGTCCTGCGCTATCTCATAGCGATAATAGCCAGCCGACGAATAATCGCTCTTGGCCATTACCCGGTAACGCTGGTTGTCCACGTCCACCACAATGTCGTTGAGGTTCAGCTCAAGCGTAACGTCGCAATGAACCATCTTCCATATCCATGCCCGCTGCCCTTCTGGCTTCGTGACAAGCTTCTGCGGATTAAGCGGGACGACTACGCCACGGAATTTCTTCCACGTCACTTCCTCGCGCGTCTCGTAGTCTTCGAGAACGGAGCGGACGACGCCTAGCTTCATCGGCGCAAACCAGCCACGCATAGCCTCGCCCACGTATGGCAGAATGGGTGACGGTGAGCCTTTTCGCGCGTTTGCCGGAGCGATTGGCGTGATGTCCTTGGCTGGCGTTATCATGCCTTAAAATGGGGTTTCTTGACCCGTTACCACTGCGTCTATGGCTGCGCGGAGTTGTCCGCTCTTGCCGTGGAGTGGCTGACTGTTTCCCTTCTCCTCTACCCAGTCTGGCGGATTCCCCATATAGCTACCGCCGTCGAAACTCTCCATCACGCCATCGTAGGCAATTTCCGCTACGTCCGCCGCAAAGTTCTCCATCTCGCTAGTCTTCACGATCTCTCGCTTCAGTCCGGGAACGTGTTGCTTATAGCTTGAGACGAAATTGTTGTTGATGCCGTCGTGAAGGAATGGACGCGCATACACTGGAACCGGCCCTTGGTCATTGCCAAATTCCATCATGGCCGCAACTGTGGCATTACTTGCCACGGTTGGCTCGATACCGCGAGACTCCCACCCGGTCGGCGTTCTGGCGTCATCCTTCTTGTTCACGCCCACCGATACTGCACGTCCAGCCAGCTTCACCGCCGCAGCACGTAGCTTCTCCAGTCCGGGAAGCTTCACGTCGCATCTGAACGTCATCGTCATTAAATTTGCGTCATCCCTTGAATGGAGATGATGTTACCAGCCATCAGCGGGCGGATGATGCTGTAATACTTCGCCCCGTATTTAGTGCTGGTGATGAACATTGCCCACGGGCTTTTCTTAACCACGTCCGGCACAAAGTAACCCTCGAATACATCGCCCACGCTTCGTTGCGCTGCCAGCCATGTAAACTTGGAAGAAAGCCCCTCTTGCGCACTAGCCATGTCGTGACATAGATAATGCGCAGAGAGGTATAGGAATGCCTGCGCGTATTGCGCCTGACTCACAAACAGAGCTACGTTGAAGTTCGCGTTAGCCTCACTGTAGGCTCGCTCAATATCCCGGTCGCGTACCCGAGATAAATCGCCTACACTCGTTTCCGTCGCCTGTTCTGTGGCAAACTCGAAATCACGATCAAAGAATGCTTTGAATTCGGCGTTGGTTGGTTGAGTGTAGGCCATACGTTTCTCTTTATTATCCCTTGAGCTTCTTCTTCTGCATACTGTCAGCCGCAGAAGCAGCCGCCAACTGCTCTAACGCAGCCAGCTTTTGCTCCAGTTCAGCTACCCGTTTCGCCTGCTCTGCGAGCTTGGCGTCTCGATCTTTCACCACGTCGGACAGCGGATTGCGACGTTCAGCCGCCAAATCGTCCGCACTCACCAACTGTCCCGGAAAGTCTGCCAGTAGTTTCTTCGCCACTTCTACGGGTATCGAGTAGAAGCGTTCGTGCTCAATGCGCTGATGCGGCTCTGGCCCCCAGACTACCGCACCTTCGCGTTTGGAATAGACTCTGATAGTAGTATTAGTTTCCTCGTTCATATATGGGTGATTAGTTGAGGATTCTCTACGCTTAGAACGTCATCTTGTACAGTTCACGATTACGCAGCACCGCAACGCCGCTGTATTGAGCGAACGCTTTATTGGTGAAGGTGTAACCGTCAGCCGTAGCAGGCTGCGTGGTGGTGTACGGCACCGGCAGGTTGAGACGAACGCTTTCCGGCTCGTGCTTGTAGAGCAGGTAAACGTTCTTGTTGTAGGCGCGTTTGCTGTTGTTGAAGGTCTTGTCCGCGTAGGCGGTGGACAGAATCTTGAAGTCCGGTCCACAGATGCGCTTGAACATGTCTTCCAAGTATTGAATCTTGGAATAGGGCATCGCGCCGATGGTGTTCGTAACCATGGTGCCCAGTCCGGTGTAATCAGCACGCGGGATAATGAACCGGTTGGGCAGTTCATAGGAGCCGCTGTTGGCTTGATACAGACCGATAACCGCCGAAGCGAAGGTGTTAAGCTCCGCAGCCGTCATCGAGCTGATGTACTTCGTCACGGTGGAAGTGTCTTCCGTGATGACGGTGTTGCTCAAGAGCCCGAGCACCGAGGTGTTGGCCTTCGAGCCGAGGAACGCGATGTCCTGGATACCGAGGTCGTAGTTCTTCTTGCGGGCGCGTTCAAGCGAAGCAATCAAGTCCCAGTTATTGGAGACGAGAGCCTGCTGGATTTCCGCGAGGGAATAGCTGATGCTCTTTTCCCAAATGACGTTGGGGAACTGCTTGTTGGCGATGCTCACCGAAACTTCGGCGGTACGCGCACGTTGGCTGCCCTGATTGACGTTGCCGCTCTCGAAGTCGTCAGCGTTCTCGAACACCAGGTTGAACCGGCTGGTATCATTCCAAGCGCCTTCGCCGGAAGTCACAGGAAGGAACTCGCCCACGTCCACCTCGTAGAACTTCTGGTGGGTAATCTGCTTGAACAGATAGGTGAGGGTGTCGATAGCGATCTTGGCACCGAGGCCAGACGAAGCAATGTCTCCAACCGCGTTGAACAGGGAGATGCCATTGGTGGACTCCAGCGGTACGGCTTCCATCTCAGGCTGCCCGATGCTGTTGTTCCGACCAGTGGGTTTGTAAATGATTGATTTCATTTGTTGGTGTATAGTGGTGTGTTACTTAGGGGGTCGCGGGAATCGCGGAATCCGCAGGATCGAGTTCGATCCAGACGAGTTCATTGGCACCGGCCACTTGGCCGATAGCCGTACCAACGATCCAGTGGGTCGCGGTCGTGTCCGTCGCGCAGGTAGGACCAGCGGGGTCAATGGCAACCTTGGTGGCGCGATTGACGGCAGCGGATGACTCGATGGCGATAACGGAACCACGGCACGCGATCTGGCAAATATCGCCGGCGGCGTAGGTGTTCTTCTTGGTACTGCCGATAATGACGCCGTAAACGGGACCGTCAGTAACGCCACTGGTCACGTCCACGAGAATCTCAGCGCCGACGCCGGCAAGGAGCTTAACGGGAGACATGGCCCGAATAACCGTCGCTTGAGACGACGGATTGATGCGAACACTTTTAATGTTCTGGTTGGGAGAAGCGCCCAGTTGGCCCGGAATGAGGGTTTGGTACGCCTGATTGGCATTTTGCTAGGTCGCCATAGGTATATTTGTTGTTGGTTATTTGTCCTTCGAGAAAATGGCACGCCCGCGAGCTAGTTGCTCCTCAAGCGTCCCGAAAAACTTGGTTTCACTTGACGGAGGCGCACCAAATTGGGCGCTCCGAAGCATCTCGAAATAGTCCGGTTTCCCGGCTGCGGAACGTTCCCGCAAGGCCGCATCCACTGCCGCCTTAACTGCGGCTGCCTGTTGTGCGGTGGCGTCACCGGCTGGCGCTTCTACGACGGCAGGCTTCGGCGGAATTTCCGCGACGATCTTCTTCTCTGCCTCCTCCGCGTTCTTGCGCACGTTCTCGATCTCTTCGTTGAGCTTCTTCGACTGCTCTAGCGCACTGTTGAGACGCTGGCGCATATCCTCAACTTCGGAGAGCGTCACCTCTGTACCGTCGCGCCCCACGATCTTCGTGTCCGCAGGCATCTCCACCTCTTCGACGGCATTGGTGACAACCTCCTCGCCCGCTTCGTTCTTGTCGCGCTTTACGAGGTTCTTCAGTAACTTGAACATGTCTTTAATGGGTGTTGCGTTGCTCTTGTCTTCTTCGACCGAAATCGAGTTAAGCCTAATGCCAGCCTCTTCATAGCGAGGCCGCTGCACGATTGCCAAGTGTGTAAATCGCAGGTTGGTAATCTCGCTGTCGTACTTGACGTTGTTGTAGCGAGAATTGCGCTTCACCATTTCACCCTTCTCGGGAATTGTATAGCCACACGACACGCTTACGCCGTTGTTCACGAGGCCGATGGCGCTCTCATCTGTAAGTTCACCACCGCACCAATACCAGCCGTCGCTCGCGTTATACTCAGCCATGTCCACCTTGCCGACTGCGTTGTACACTTCTCCACGCTTCGGATGCTCAATGGTGACAGGCTTCCCGATGAACGATTCGAGGTTGGCGTCAATGGTCTGTTTCTTGAGCAGGCTGATGCCGTAGCCCTCCTGCTCGTAGCCAACAAGCCCTGGAATGATGAACTTGGCCGAGAACCGTTTACCGGTCATGCTAATACCGTTGCAGCGGTAGCCAGCAACCTCTAGCAAGCATTCGTTGTTTTTATCGCTCATGGTGTGTTAAATTAGCGGGATGGCGGTGCAGCGGCAGTTCATGGCCTCGCCTGGATGCGCCCGATGCCCGGTGTGTGGGTCTTCGATGGGTGGATTGTCCCAGCGGAACACGCGCCCGTCCAGCGCCCGGTGCCCGTCGCGCACCTTCTCGTCGCCACAGGTACGCCACACGTAGCTATCCATGCCTATCGGCTGGTAGATGATCTTGCGATGCTGCGCTACGAACTCACTCGCCTGTTGGTCGGCAACCTCTGCCATCTTACGCTGCCCAAGATCACGCTCATTCGATAGGATGCGAGCCAGTGCGTCAACGTCGTTAATCGCGTCCTTGTTGGCTTCCGTTCGTTTCTCAATGCGCTCAAGAATCTTTTCCACGACGGCACGTTGCGCGTCCTTAATCGACTCCTTGCGCTCTAAAATTATCTGCGCAGGGACGGATGGCACCCATAAACCACTCGCCTCCTGCGCAGTTTCGGCCACCTGTCCCCGCAGGTCATCCGAAATCTCTTGAAGCGTTCCCGTTGAGACGGTATCAATTTGCGATACCGGGACGTTTGCCGATGCGCTTTCGACGAAGCTTATCACGTCGTCATGGATTCGCGCCCGCTTCAAATTGGAATCCGCTGCTATCGCAAGAAGTTCTACAGGGAGGTCTTCGGGACGTACCTTGAAGGTTTTTGTGTTGTTGTCCCACTTACCGTTTAGCCCTCGTATCTCCTTGCTGATAGCAGCGGCGAAATTACCTTTGATCTGTCCGCTTTCTGCGTCAAGCATGACAATGCCTGCCAGTAGCGCCCACTTGAGCACGGAATGACGTTTGTCCTCTTCCATGCTGTTGTCCATGTCCCACGACAGGTTGCGGCTCAGAATGCCGTCCAGTGGGATGAAAATAAGCTCGTCGAGCAGCGTCGCGCCACCTTCCGCAATCTTCTCGCTATACGCTTTGCGATGGATAATCGGCTTCATGCTATTAGCGGCTATCGGACCGCTTGCTCACCGGCTTCGCGTGAGGCGTAGGCGACTTTGCCTTGGCGCTGGTACTAGGAATGGAAGGCGTGCTGATGGGACCGCGCTTGCTCCTGCTGCTATTGCCAGCACCGCCCTTGTCCGGCGAATCCGGCGTCAGTGCCATCTTGGCAGCAGCGTCTATGGCAAGTTCCTTGTCGCCTATCGGGTCACGCAACCCCTTCTCGGCGTCCGTTTCTACTGTTAGCACACCTTGCTGGCGAAGCATCGTCATCGTCTCCTTAGACGTGAGGAACATGCGGTCAGCCAGGCCAAGCACGCGATTCTGGCGCAGGTCTAGCACTTGTTCCTCCTCCAGTCCGCTCAAAACCTTCAGCGGCTTAAAGCGCACATGGAAGTCTGGCACGTAGCCAAAGAGCTGCATACAACGAATCTTGATAGCCTCGTTAATGAGCGGCTTCACGCGCTGGCGTACACCCTCGACGATGCTGTTGTAGTTCTCGATACTGTCCTGTCCGCTGCTAAATCCGCTCGCGCTCTGCCCAAAGAGCTTGTTCATCGGGATGCGGAGAGCCGACGACAGATTCACGCGCAGTTGGTCCCATATCTCCGCCAGGCCACCAAAGGCGATCTGCTTATGGTCGAAATGATCTTCCGCGTCCATCACCACGCCGTTCTGGTAATTCTTGATGCTATTCGCCAAGAACATGCGCTTGCGAATCAACTCCGTACCCTGCGCACTGCCCAAACTGTCATTGAAGCCTTGGATGTTGTACACGTCGATCTTGGCCTCGTCCACCAGCTCGAACAGCATACTCTCGAATTTCACGAACGCATTGATTGGTCTGATGCAACGCTCCACCTCGCTCATTCCCCAGCCCTGTAGGCGCTGGCGTACATACGAAGGAGCACGCTCCCCCATGAACATGATGACTCGGCTACGGTTCAGAGGGAAGCCGTAGTAATTGAACGGCGTAGGCGTGTTCCGGTCGTAAACGTTCGTTGCCGACAAGATCAATTCCCAACGGTCAGCCGCGAGGAACTCGATGCGGTCGCCCTTCTTAATGTCGTCCAGCGAGAAGCTTTCCTTGAAGTCGCTCTCCGTGTTGATGATGAGGCCACCACCGCCAAAGAGTCGTCCCCACTTTGCCACTTCCTTGATCGTCTCAATGTCGGACTGCCCGCGAGCCGTGGCGCTCTGGTAGGTGATGGTCCGCATCTTCTGGTCGTCGATCACGTCATTCTCTACGTCCTTCGCCTCGCTCGACGTTTCCCGGTAGCGCGGTTGCTTACCTTCCTCGTCGTCCGACCATTCGTAGCTATAGAGCGTGTCGTTAAGCTCTGAAATCTCGTCTGGACTCAACTCTCCGCTCACAATCTCGAAGCCGCCCTGAAAAGCATCCTCCACCGGCTGCGCCACCAACGTCTGCACCAAGCCCTGCTTCATGTAGGACTCTGCCAGCAGCATACGGTCCAGCGTAATAATGGCACCATGCGAGGCCGCGCCCAGCGTCCATCCCTGTGACATTACTTGCTGCGAGCTATACGCAGCCTCCTGCGCCGCAGCAGTCAAATCATCGAGGGTGTTCTTGCGTTCAGATGGTACTTTGCTTTCCTCTGCGGGTTGGTTGGTGTCCATTTTCTTCTTGCTACAGGCACCAAAACATATCTGTAGTTTGTTTGGCAACAATACATAAAACAACACCGATGGTATAGCCAAAGCATACAAAAATGAGAACGAATAATATAGCGGTTAATATGGATAAGATACCTCTAAATAAGGAGCTTATACAACAAATGAAGCAAATCGACCGCTATAAGAAGGTGTCGCGCAAGGACTACTTGGCCAACAAGGGGATCAGCCAGCGCAACCGCGAGATTCGCCGCGAGAATAGCTCTGCTCGCCTGTTCAACGCTTCCGTAAACGCCATCATCCGGCACAATCTCACCGCGCCAGACTACGCCAAGAAGCTCGTCCCGCCCAAGCGCAAGATATTGTCACTCATCGAACGCATTCGCACGCTGTCGAATGAGGAGCGCGCTTCCTTCCGCGCCTACAAGAAGGCAAACTCTATGACATTCCGCATAAGTGAAGAGGACTGGTATCGGCGTGTCGTGAGCAATGTGCCAAAAGCTATGCAATGGACCATCGCCAACATCGTCTGGTGGGATTACGTGTCCATCATGCCGAGCCACAAAATCAGCGGGATGTTCAATTCGATCATCGACGCACACCCGCCCGCCGACGACCCGACCTTGCAGCAAATCGTGGATTGCCTTATCGCCGTTGGCTACCCGGTGGACTTCGCTATTCGCCGCATCATGGCGGAACCAGGTCGCAGCGTCCTGCCCGAACACTCTACGCCGCACAAATACCGCCGCGCCACCGCCTCAACTAGCGTGTCGCCACTGCGCAATATCCTCCATGAATTGCTGCACAGCATGAAGCACGTCTCCTAGCGTCCCATAAACCTATTCCACCCGCTCTTTTGCCCGGTTCCGAGAACGTCGAAGATGCTTAGTTTCTTGGCCATTGTTTCCATAAGTCCATCCACCATAGCATCGCAGTTATGCACCACGATGCCATTGGCGATATATTCGTTGGCCTCCTCAACCTTGAGGTTGTACACTTTTACGGGCTGAGTAACAATCCTTTGAACAGTAATGGGCGACGGCTCCAGCGGAGATATTGTTCTTTGCTCGCTTAAATACCTTTCCGCATTTTGCGCATGTAAGCTCAACGAGGTTCCGCTCTGAGAACCTTGATAATTTTGTGCTGCACGCACGGCTGCATGAGTTTGATTCGATGAATGACTTGAACTCTTTTCCGCAGCACTTACATGTCCCGCTAAAAGTCTTTTCACGCACACTCCAGCACTTCTTGCCATTCTCTGAATGCCATTTATGGCCATCTTCAGAGGCGTGCCACTCCTTTGCAAGCACCCTGATTTCAGATAAGTGTTTGAGTTGGTCTTCTGACTTGTGGTTAATGTCTCCTCGCTTGATGTGCTCGTGAATGTGTTGCATTTGCGTGATGCACTCAAGATTTGCGATCTCATTGTTAGACGTGTTCCCGTCTTTGTGGTGAATGACATTGCCGTGCGGAATATCCCCGAAGTGAGACTTCCAAATCTCTCGATGCAACGCGCCAACACCGTTTCTGATATGCCCTGCGTGCGGATAGAAGTATTTGCGTAATTGCTTCCTTGCACTGTTTGGGTAGCGGTGGAAGTTAATCCCATTGAAGACGACTGTTTCTGTTGTTGATGCTGTTTTATAGGCCATGTCATAACAGCTGCTCCGTCTATCAATTTGTCAACATTAACAAATATGCCTCTACCTACCAGTACCGGATGGCTTCCTGTGCATGTTATTGCATTGCCGTTAGCGGTCTTAACCTCGTAGAGAACACTGGCTTTTCCAGTTATGCCAGCCGCCAAGACCTCCCGCAGCCCCATTCTCGTGTAAACGCGCATCCCTGCGCTTACATATTCGATGGGTATCTCTCCATGATCCGTTCGCACAAGCGTACCCGCCACGAGGCATTGGTCATCATGCGCACTCTTCCCGTCCTCTCTAAAACTGCCAATTTCCTCCAAGAAAGTACTGAGCCACCGCGCGTTCTTCGGCAGGTACACTAGGCCGCTCGCCACCCATTGCGTCACGTCCTTGGCCCTCGATACCTTGTCCTTGAGCCGCTTGACGCCATAAACAGGAATCCCGTCCTTGCGCAAAGACTGGATCAAATTTGTACCACTGGCATGTTCCTCGACCACCAGCTTCCTAATCCACCCGCTCTCCTCCTTGTTGTGCTTTTCCCAAAACGTGCGAATTAGCGCCGGAAGCTGTGGCGTCTCCCATTTCCCGCGCACCTGGTCGATTAAATAGGCCCGCCCACCGCTCTTGCCCCAGCACTGAATCACCGTGAAATCATTCCATTGCGCCGTCTTGAACGCCGTATCGCACACGATCACCTTGTTCTCCCATTTCATCGTGCTCGGGTCGGCATCGTAATAGTTGAAGCCGTCTACCTTGAACAAGTTACCACCCGGAATCATCGGCTCCTGCTGATATTGGCTGGCAAACGTAAACGGCTGCTTCTGCTGCATCTCCAGCAATTCCTTCGTGCTGATCGTCTCGGGAATCACGCTGCGCCCATTCTGCAATGCCGGAATCTTGATGTGCTCAATGTCCTCCGCGTTATACGTTGCCAGCAAATAGCCCGGCAGGTCGTCCACGGCCAACCTCTGCGCACAGATGATGATGGGCGTGTAAATGCTGCTGTTACGCCGACTGAGCAGCGTCCCCGCAAACCAATCGCGCAAGAGCCCGCTCTCCACCTTGCTCTGTGCCTCATTCGGCTTCGCCGGGTCATCGATGCAAATGTACCCACCGCACATCCGCTTTAACCCACCACCAAATCCCGTAATCGTGCCGCACGTTCCTGCGCTGTAAACGCGCCCACGGCTCAACGTCGTAAATTGGTCCGCACGCTGCATCTTCCCGAGCACGTCACCGAAGTATTTCCTGTACCACCCACTTTGCAGCGTCTCC